AGGGGATGGGGAATGCGTTACTGCGCTCCTGGATTGGGACGGGAACGCCGTGCTCAAAAATTCCGTTCCTATAGCAGTTACCGATGAGAACGACCCGCAGAAGATTGCCAGCGCTATAACTTACGCTAGGAGGTATGGGATTAGCGCGCTCCTTGGTATTGCTACCGAGGAGGACGACGACGCCAACGCCGCAAGTGAGCCGCCAGCCCCGAAGCCAAAGCCTCGTGTAAACTCCAACCTCCCCGCTACCCCTCGGCAAAAGCAGGCAATAAAGAAAATGCTCTACAAGGCAGGGGTGTGGGAAAACGCGGATGATGAAGGCGTTGAGGGAAAGCTAACAAGGGCGGAAAATCTCAAGCGCACTACGGAGCTTTTTGGCGGGCTCGGAATTGATGTTGAGGTGGCGGCAGGCGTGAATCCCCTGGAGGGGCTGGATGTGGCGCAAGCCAGCGCCGTGATAGAGGAATTGGGAAAGCGAATTGAAGGCAAGGAAAATCATTCATAATATCCTCGATTGGGCGACCACGAACCCACACGAGGAACGAAACAGGAGGAGGGAAGCAATGAGGAGAGCGGAGAAGCTATACGGTATAACGGGGCTTCCATGGGGCTATTATGACCTCGTAGAAGATATGGATGAGGAGGAGGCGCTAGATTTGCTAGTGAAAGTGAAGAGGCGCGGGTGGGGATACCAAGAGTTGAAGAACATTGTTGCGGCTAGAAAGAGAGAGGAGGCGGAATGATAGTTGCAAATGATAGGGAACTTAACATAGCTCCCGAAACCCCCATCGAGGAGTTGGCGGAGTTTTGTGAAAGCATTGTTGAAGCCCGCCAGGCTACGCCCTGGTGGGTGGGCGATATTATGACCCAGGCGCCAGTGGTGTTCGGAGAGGATACTTCAGGTGCAACGGAGAAACTGGAGGAGTGCTATACGTTGGGGTCGCTTAACACCTACGCTTCAACGGCTAGGCGTTTCCCCCCAGGCGCGCGCAAATACAACCTCCCGTGGTCGTATTACCGCGCCGTTGCGGCGATGGATAACGCGGAGGAGTTCCTGGAGATGGCGGAGCGGGAAGGCTGGCAATTAAAAGAACTCAAGGAAGCCATTGGGGCGAAGGAGCAAAGTAAAAAGCAGGTGAGGGGGAAGGTGAGGGAGAAGTCAAATGCGGCGCAAGTGTTCATCGTGGAATGCGAGAATCCCGAGGATTACAAGGATGTTTCGGAGCGGCTCGATGACCACCGCTCTGTAACGATGGTATTAGAGGAGTAGGAGAATGGGGAGGAGCTACGCGAAAGGTCATGGGGAGTGCTGCGGCATATCCCAGAGGGCATGGCACGGGCTCTCTCCCCTCTCTCCGAAAGAAAGGAGGAATTATTTTGGATGAGATTGATAAGGAAATCGAAGAGGAGCGGGAATGTCTGCTCACTGAAAGCTACGAACAATGGCAGGCTCGAATGATGGTGGAGGCTGAAAGGGATTTGAAAGCGCGTGGCGAGAGAGGGGAGGAGTTGTTAGCCGAGCTAGAAAAACTCGCTTACGTGATAAGGATTCCCCACGGCATAATCTTCTATGCCCCGAAGTATCACCCAGAGCGGTGCTGGAGGGAGCCTGGTGGTTATGAGGATTACGGAGGCTTCGGGGCGGTGGAGCGGAACGCCGAGGGGCAACTAGTAGTGGTGCGTGGTCGTGAATACGCCGCGACCTATCACGACCCCGAGATAGGGACGCACAAAGAGATAGCCGATATAATACGGAATCTGAGATACTGGTATAGACCCCTTTGGCTGGAGACGATTTACGGGATAGTGCCAGAGGAGTTATATCACACATACAGGCTTCTCGGCGAGGGGCACGTGGAGGAGATAGGGAATGGGGTGGCGCTGTATATGTTCCGCAAGGGCTTTAGCTTTGATGATTGGGTCAACCTCTACAATAGCTACATTCAAATCAACGAATGGCGGAGAAGTTACCATCGCCACATAGATGAGGAAGGAGGAAAAGGCTATGGGGCAAGCTTTTTACAGAAAGAGGGTAAATAACATTCGTTATGATTCGCGAAGGGGGAGACCCGTAGGCGAAGCCGATAACATGGAGAGTTGTAAGGATTTATTCCTGGATTATTGGATAGCAACCTTGTTTAAGACCCCGAAATCGGGGCATTATTTTCTCTGCGGTCATGGAGCGTTTCTGACTCGGTTCGCTCAAGCGAGTGAATACGGAATGCAGGGAGGGGATGATATCATTCCTCTTACCCGAGAGCAGGCGAGAGAGTTTGCGATTCACTATTTGCCGTGGGAGAAGACCGCGGTAGAGTTCCCCGAGCTGGGGATCGAGGTAAAGGAGGAGTAAGATGTGGGAAGAGATAGTTTTGATAGCTTTGATTTACCTTCTGACTGCTTACATTTTGTTACTTTCCTGGCAGGTGGAGAAGTATTATAGCCTTTGGAGGCGGGAGGTTCTCCAGAAACGGAGAATGAACCGCTGGTATTGGATAGATGTGGTAAAATAGAGACATGAAAAGAGCAATACCGATAGCGCTTTTTACAATCCTTATGATTTCAATCCTAACAAGCAGCGACCTATTCGCATTGGTGTTGGTGATAGGGCTTTCGTGGTTGTGGGTCGCTACGGCTATTGGAGGTGATGTGAATTTTACAGGTGGCACACAAGATAGCGACAATAGTAATAGTAGCAGTGGTAGCAACCCTCCCCGTGGGGGGGCAAGGAAAGGAGGAAATAACGCCAGTAACGGAAGTGGTTGAGAGCATGACCGAGCTTCAGGCTCGTAAGTGGAACTGGATTTGCGACACACTAGAGGAACAGCGTCGCAACCTCGAAGAGCAGCGTCGCTTGGAATTGCGGCGGCAAATCATCGCCAGGATTGATAATTATTTAGCTGCTCGTTCCAGCCCTATGCAAGGGCTGGGGCACGTTTTCGTTGAGCAGGCGGAGCGCTTCGATATTGACCCCAGGCTCTCTGTTGCGATAGCCGAAGGGGAAAGCTTCTGCGGGAAGTGTTGCTTCGCTCCCTACAACGCTTGGGGAATGTTGGCGTATGGAAATTGTGGAAGCTGGGAAAACGGTATAAGGCTGAATGTGGAACTTCTCCACAAAAACTGGGGAAGCCCAAAGACCGCTTATGATTGTCCAGGGTATTGCGTTCCCGACCACCCGTGGATGGAGAACGTAGATGGGGTGAGGAGGGCGATATGAGCGAGCTGAAATGCTTGGAATGTGGAAAGCCCCTTAAGGGGCAACAGCGAAAGTTTTGCTCGAATCCTTGTAAATGGAAATATTACACCAAGCGGGAAGCAAAAGAGCGGCAGGTGGAGACGAGGAAGTGTAAGGAATGCGGAAAGGAGTTTCAGGTTGCCGAAAACTCTCAAAAAATGTATTGTTCCTCTGTTTGTAGATATGTTGCCAGGGACAAAGCGGGAACGGTGGAACACGAAGATATAGAGAGGGCTTCCACGGAAGACCTCATAGATTCGTTGCATAATCGGGGCTATTTTGTCCAGAAAGTGCCGCTCAAACGAGATGAAAAGTTCTATTGGAAGTGGCGTGGAAAAAAAGTTAAACTAGGAATCGTAAGCGATACACACCTGGGCAGCCAGTATCAGCAGTTGTCTTGTCTTCGCTCGTTTTACGAGCACATGGCGGAGGAGGGGATAAAAAAGGTGTTACACGCTGGGGATGTTTGCGACGGAAACGGCAAGGTTTACGCGGGGCATGAGTATGAGATATTTGTTCACGGTGCAGATAAAATGAGGGATTACGTCGTTGAAAATTATCCCAAAGTAGAGGGAGTGCAAACTTATTTCATCGGCGGCAATCACGACTTTTCATTTCAGAAGTCAGGGGGGATGGACTTCGGGGCACAGCTAGCGGAAAGGCGAAGCGACCTCCACTATCTTGGCGACCTTGGTGCTTATATCAACATAGCTGGCGTGAAATTTTACCTTCTCCATCCCGATGGTGGAATTGCTTACGCTAGAAGCTACAAGCCCCAGAAGGAAATAGAGCAGTTTGCCCCAGAAGCAAAGCCGAGGTTCTTTTTGTGTGGGCACTGGCATGTTACCAGCTCGTTACCGCTATACAGGAACGTTACGCAGTTTTCGCTTCCTTGCTTCCAGGCGCAAACGCCTTACCTCCGCCGCAAGAACTTGAACCCCGAGATAGGCGGGCTCATACTGGAGTTCGAGCACGATCAGGGTGAGGTTAAAAATGTTACGCCGCGATGGTATAATGTTTACAGACCGAAGAAGGAGGATTACTGACGGTTGTTGTGAGGCATACTAAAAGATGGAATAAGGGAATTGAGGGGCGAAATAAAGAAACTAGCGGACGAAGTGGAAAAACTTAAAGAGGAGGTAAAGTATGAGTAATCCTGAAGCAATTTCCTTGATAGTAGGAATAGTTATACCGCTCGTTATAACAATAATCAAACAGGCGGGGCTTGAGCGTTGGGTGAACTTCGTAATCACCATCCTTGTTTGCACCGCTGCTGGAACAGCTACTGCTTGGGCGTGCGGGCAGTTGAACCCCGCCAACATCCTTGGGTCAATCGCTGCCGTGTTCGCCGCTTCTCAAGCGGTATATGCGGCGTATTGGAAGGGCAGTGAGGTTGAGGAGAAGGTGAACGAGGTAACGAGTGTTATCAAGTGATGGAAAGGAGGCAAAGATGAAGAAAGAAGAAGCAGAAAAAGGGGAAATGAAGCCATGGAAGGCGATTCTTATTTTGATAGGGATTATAGCGGCGGTGGTCGTTCCAATTATTCTCGTAGTGACGAATAACGCGGGCGTAATAGCGATACTTCTCATCGTAGGGTTTGTGGTGCTTTTGGCGGTAAGTCCCCATCGCACCGTAACGGTGGAATTAACAGAAGAACAGGAAAAAGGGTTAAGAGACAAAACAAATGACAATAATGGGAAAAGCCTATAAAAAAGTTATAGACTTCGGAAGTTAGCGACAAGCGAGATATATGTTTCGTGCTACGGAAATGACGTATAATGTAATTATCGTAGCATAAAACATACAGATATCTATAAGTGTTGGGGAATCTATCCGTTATAAGCACCAAGTTGGCACCAAGGGGCACTAAGATGAGAGCGAAAGCGCAAGATAGCAACGAGAGCACCCTTCCCTTCCAGCAGTGCGCTGTTTGCGGTTGCCGTGAGTGGGGAGACCGCCACCACATCAAAACACGGGGAGCGGGTGGAAGCGACGACCCCGAAAACATCATCTACCTCTGCCGTGTTCATCATGCGGAATTGCACGCAATCGGCACGGAGAAGTTTCTTACACGAAGAAGATTGAGCGAGAGCGACCAAGAGCGCTTGCGTAAACGTGGTATAATTAAGGCATTATGAAGTATTGCGAAGAGACTGTAAACGAAATTTGCGAATATATTGCCGAAGGGTTGCCTAACAAGCAAGCGGCTGCTTTGGCGGGGATAAGCGAAACGCAATTTTACGATTGGAAGGGAAAGAAACCGAAGTTTTCGGAGAGGGTAAAAGAAGCTCGCGCTAAATTTGTCGCACATCACGTCAATATAATTAAGAAGGCGGGAGAGGAAGGGCACTGGCAAGCTTCAGCGTGGTTGCTTGAGCGCTCTTTCCCTGATGAGTTTTCTCTCTATCAAAACTTGCGCATAAAGAGCGAAGAAGATGAGGATGTGAACATAGTAATCAAGTATGGCGACGGAAAAAAGGATAGTAAGGATACAAGCTAAATGTCCCGAACCTCACCACTACCAGCAGGTGTTGCTGAACAGCGCTGTTCCGAGGTTGATAATTCGTGCTGGGCGAAGGGGGGGAAAAACGATAGGTGCGGCTATGAAAGCGCTACAAGCGTTTAGTGATGGCAAGCGGGTTCTCTACACCGCTCCCACTTCTGAGCAGACAGAAACATTTTGGAGCGCAATTACAACTTATCTCTCAACGGCTATTGACAAGGGGAGAGTTGAAAAGAACATTTCACAGAAATTTCTTTTATTCCCCAACAAGGGTGGGAAGATTAAAGCCAAGACAGCGTGGAATGCGGACACGCTTCGTGGAGATTATGCGGATTTGATTATTTTTGATGAGTGGCAATTAACAGACGAGGACGCATGGGGGCTTGTTGGCGCACCGATGTTACTTGATAACAATGGTTCGGCGATATTTATTTACACCCCTCTTTCGCTTCGAAGCATTCATCGTAGCAGGGCGAAAACGGCGCATGCCGCAAGGATGTTCAAGGAAGCTCAAAAAAAGCCTGATTGGGAAGTGCTACACTGGACTAGCTACGACAACCCTTTTATATCTCAGGAAGCCTTAACGGGAATAACGAATGATATGTCCACTCTTGCTTTTCAGCAGGAAATCCTTGCTGAGGATATCGAGGAGCTTCCAGGCGCGCTATGGAAGCGAAGTATGATACAATATAAGCAACCTGGCGATTTGCGCCGAATAGTGGTAGGCGTTGACCCCGCGGCGAGCGCTACGGATGAAAGCGACCATACGGGAATAATTATTTGCGGGGAGGGGATTGACGGAGCGTATTATATACTTGATGATTACTCTGTGAGGGGAACACCCGCGGCATGGGCGAGACAAGTGGCGAAAGCGTATAATGAATACGAAGCGGATAAGATTATTGCCGAGAAGAACCAGGGCGGGGATATGGTGAGAAGCACAATCGAAACCGTAGACCCTTCTCTTCCTGTTCGGCTCGTTCACGCTTCCCGCGGCAAGCTCGTGAGAGCTGAACCTATTTCGGTGCTATACGAGCAAGGGAAAGCATTTCACGCGAAACCTCTGCCGATGTTAGAGGAAGAGATGTGCACTTATGACGGTTCGGGCAATTCTCCCGATAGGCTCGACGCGATGGTGTGGGCGATGACCGAGCTCACACACGCGCGAGGAAAGGCATTTGCGGCGGTGGCATAATGAGCGAACCATTTGCGATTATCACGAGCGCAGGGCAGGTTGTAGGTGAGAGGGCTCTCAAGGAATACTCTCTCCACCCGAAATCGAAGCAGCTCTCCTATGACGTGTTCTATAAACAATATGGCACGCTTGGGCTAGCTGAACCTCATTATAAACTTGAACAGCTCGCGGGGCTGATGGAGGTAAATACCTTCCACGCCCGATGTATTAAGACGAAGGCGAACGATGTCGCGGGAGTGGGGTGGGAGCTCGCGCCTAAGGTGGATAACCCTGACGAGGCGCAGAAGAAGACCGCGGAGGATATTCTAGGTAGCCAGTGGCTTTCCCTCACGGACACCCTCGTTCGCATGATTGTGGATTACGAAGCGATAGGGAATGGCTACCTTGAGATAGGGAGGGAGGGTGGAGACCCCAACGGCAGGGTGCTGATGATATCCCATATCCCTGGACACACCGTCAGGGTGCATAAGGACGAGAACAAGTATTGCCAGGTTCGGGGCATGAGGAGAGCGTGGTTCAAGGCATTCGGTTACGAGATGGATGTTGATGTAGGCTCTGGAGAAGAGCACCCGTTGGGGAGCTTACCGCTAGACCAGAGAGCGAACGAAATTCTCGCGTTCCGTTCCTACACGGCGCGCTCCGATTACTACGGCGTTCCCGATGTGCTCCCTGCGTTGGGCTCGATTCTCGGCAACCAGGCGGCGGAGGAGTATAACATTAAATTCTTTTCAAACTTTGGCGTCCCCTCTTACGCCGTTTACATCTCTGGTGATTACGAGCTCGGCGAGCCTGACGAGAACGGTGAATACGAGATAGTGAAGATGGTGCGGGAATACTTCGAAGGGCTCTCGAAGAAGCCGCACTCTACACTCGTGTTTGGCATTCCCTCACGTGGCGGCGGGCAGGTGCAGGTGGAAATCAAGCCGCTAGCGGTGGACATCAAGGACGCGAGCTTCAAACTCTATCGCAAGGATAACAGGGACGAGGTGTTCTCCGCTCACGGCGTCCCACCTTACAGGGCAGGCGTGGCGGAAACAGGAAGCCTGGGGGGCTCTACGGCGCAAATGAGCGATAGGATTTACTTCGAGAGCATAATCACCCCGCGTCAACGCATGATAGAGGACGTGTTCAATCACTATATCCTCCCTACCTGGGGAGTAACGGACTGGAGTTTCTCGCTTAACCGCATATTCGAGGAGGAGTGGGCGGACGACCAAGCAACCGCGCAGTTTCTCTTCTCAAGCGGAGCAATGACACCTAACCAGTTGATAGCATATTTTGGGGAGCGGTTCGGGATACAACCCGACCCAACCAACCCACTCTTGGAAGCATACTACCTAGGCGGCAAGGAATTAGGAGCGGAAACACCCGCGCCATCAATGCTTGAGACGTTCTCGAAGGCTGCAAGTCCCGAAGAGGTGCTCCAGGCAAAACTGGGGGAGCTTTACAACAAGGCGGGCAAAAAGCTCATCTCTAGGCTCAAGGAAAAAGGAATACCCGCGGAGGATTTATCTAGGAAGGCTATGGCGGAGGAATTGAAGAAGCTTACTCCACAATTCCAGGAAGCGGCGTTCGAATTAGCGAAAGAACAAGCCGCCAAAAGCGCGGCGAAGGTTGCCGCGGGAATCGGCACGAAGGTGGGCGAATTCCTACCCTCCGTCGAGGAGAACCTCAAGAAGACCATCTTCCAGGCATGCGAGAGGACGATGGAACGTGTAACAGGAAACGTGATGGACAACCTCGCTAAATCCTACGCTGATGGGCTGGGGATTAAAGACGCCGCAAGCAGGCTTGGGGAAGTATTCGATGGATTGCGAAACTTTGAGGCGGAGAGAACCGCGCGAACAGTGATAAACAGCGCGCAAAACTCCGCGGCTCATTCCGTTCTAGCTGACCACGGCGAATATCGCCAGTGGATTACGGCGAATGATGAGAGGGTGCGGGGAAACGACCCCAAAGATACCGCAGACCACGTAAGCCTCCATAATATGATAGCCGCTCCAGGCGAACCCTACCCTAACGGTCTCATGTTCCCAGGCGATACCTCTGGCGATACTGAAGAGTGGATAAACTGTAGGTGCACCGAGGTTCCCTACTTTATGCCAGCGGGAAAGATGGCTCCGCCAGGGTTGCCGTGTTTCTTCGAGGATGATATAATTGACATCGAAGTTGAGAGCATGGAGGTAGAGGAATAATGCCGCCGTTTGCAGGATACGCAGATTTTAAGGATTGCGTTGACCAGAATCAAGACAAGGATTCTCCCGAGGGCTTTTGCGCCTGGTTGCATTACGAAACAACGGGGGAGTTTCCAGGCGAAAAAGAGCTTGAGAAATCCGCCAAGAGCCATTCGTTGTTTTCCGCCGCAATCGCGTTTAAGGACGAGGAAAAGCGGATAGCATACGGAGCGGTTCTAGTGCCTAACGAACCCGATACCGATGGGGATATTGTATCCCCCGAAGCTATTGAGTTTGCGGCGCATGAGTTTTTGAAGAGTTACGGTAACATCGATGTTTCGCATTCCTTAAACAACGTTGGCGTTCCCGTGGAGAGCTACCTACTGCCCCAAGATATGGAGGTAGAGGGCGTGGCGCTACCGAAAGGAACCTGGGTCATCGGAGTATATGTTGAGGATGATGAAACGTGGGCAAAGGTGAAGAGCGGCAGGCTTACGGGCTTCTCCGTGATGGGCGTCCGTAAGATTGCCAAGAGTAAGGGAAGTAAGGTTACATTGGAAGATTTGGGCGATTGGCTGATAACACATGTTAGCCTGGTCGAGGAGCCCGCCGTTCCAAAAGCAAAGTTCCTAGTTGTGAAAGAGAAAAAGGAAGGCTTTTTACAACGGCTGTTGCGGAGGAGCGAGAAGCAAGAGAATACCGAGGAGGTAGTCGAATTGGATAAAGAGCAAGTAAAGGCATTGACAGAAGAGGCGCTTGCCCCTGTGGTCGAGACGCTCAACGCTCTCAATGAGCGGTTGGTTGCGCTTGAGGAAGGGAAGCCTGAAGAGGAAGTCCCAAAAGAGGAAGTCCCAAAAGAGGAAGCGCCAGCGCCCGAGACGAAATCCGCCGAGGACGTGAAAGTTGAACTCGCGGAGGTAAAGAGCGAGATAGAGGAAATCGAGAAGACGATGAAAAGTCTTGCCGATAAACTTCTTAAGCCCGTTTCGAAAGCTCTGAGAGGACAGGATGGGGAGCGGCACGAAGAAACTTCTTCGAACCGCGACCTGTATGGACGACGGAGGTCATAAAGATGGAGAAAAGCGAAATACTAGAAAGAATTGACGCCGCATTGAAATCGGCGATGACCGTTGCCGACTTTAGGCTTGGGATTCTCCAGCCAGAGAAGGCGGAGAAGTTCGTCAGAGCGATGGAGAATGACACCTCCATCCTCCCCGAAGCGCGCTATATCAAGATGAATTCACATACTCGCGATATAGACCGCATAGGGTTTGGGACGAGAATCTCTATACCTGGCAAGGCTGGTGGGGTAACCTACGTTCCCGACGACGATGACATTGTCAAGCCTACTGTTGCAACCAACCAGCTCATCGCGAGAGAAGTTATCGCGGTAGCAGGTATAGAGGACGACTCCATCGAGGATAACATCGAGAAGGCTGAATTTGAGGATACACTCCTTGAGCTTGTCGGAGAAGCTGTAGGGCGCGACCTTGAAGAGCTTGCACTCTTGGGAGACACAGATTCAAGCGACACCTACATCGCTATTACGGACGGTTGGGCAAAGCTCGCCGCTAACGCTGTTTACGGCGCGGGTGCGGGCAAAGACTTTGATCCCGCTGGCACTGATTATCCGACGGATATGTTTGAGGCAATGCTTGGCGCGCTGCCGAAAAAGTATCTCAAGGATAGGAGTAAATGGCGTTTCTACGTGCCCTTCGATGTCGAGAACAAGTATCGCAACCTCATGATTAAACGCAATACAGGGTTAGGCGATGCGGCGTTGCAGAACGCGGAGCCCGTGAGCTACAAGGGCATACTCGTGAAGATAGCTCCTGTTATCGAGCGCGCAAGTGCCGAGGTTGGCGATATCGCGATGTTGGCATATCCTGACAATCTCTGTTGGGGCGTGTGGCGCGATATAAAGATGGAGCCTGATAGACTCCCAAAGGCGCGCAGAACCGATATCGTTGTATCCACCCGCGTGGACGCGAATTACGAGGATGAGAATGGGAGCGTCGTCAGCTACATCGAGCAGGCAAAGCCAGGCTCGTAAAGTTAGTGTGATAATTCCCGCTGATACAGAAGGTTTACGGGATGAACACCTAGAGGTAGTAATGGAACGAGTAGGAGCCGCGTTAGAGGGTGCCGAGATAATTATACAACGCGGCTCCCCTGTTCCGCTTTACAACAAGGCTCGTGTTTGTAACGAAGGCGCTCGCAAAGCGGCGGGGGATGTGTTGATATTCCTCGACTCGGATGTTCTCCACGCCCCCGAAGTTCTAAAGCGAGCGGCGGATGTAAAGGTGTGGGGCAAGCCTGCGGGGCTCGTTCGAGAAGAAGACGGCAAGCTCCGTTCTCCTACTGAAGGGCAAGGCGGGTTGTTCGCGTTCTCACGGGAGGCATTTGAGAAGGTTGGCGGCTGGGATGAACGATTCGAAGGATGGGGCGGCGAAGATGACGCGTTGGCGGTTGTTGCCGAGCGTGTTCTTGGGAAGCCAGAGAACCTTGGGGCAGAAAAGATAACACATCTTAACCATGAGCCCCAGCCAGGAAAAGCGAAGGCGAGAAGCACGGAATATCCTAACAGGAGGCTATTGCGAGAGGTGAGAGGAGATGAGATGTCCAAAGATAAAATGGAAGTTGAGAATACTAGCGATAGGACGATTATTCGCGCTGGTGCTGTTTTTCCTCCGAAGAAAAAAGTTATCGCTGAAATTTCGCCTACGCGCTTGCCAGAGATAACTGGTTGCAAGAGCCTTCGCCTGATTAAAACTCTCCCCCCGCCTATTCCTAAATCCGTTGGTGGCTATGTTTGCGAGTGTGGATTCGTAGCGAAGAGCGAGCACGGATTGAAAATTCATAAGAGCAGGTGTAAGTATGTATTGCAGCGTAAATGATGTGGTGGATTTCACGGGAATTAAAGCCGAAGACGTAGGTATAGCAGAAGCCCCCGAGAGATTCAAGGCATGGATAGAATCCCTAATCGCCCAGGCTGATTCGATGATTGACGCTCATTGCAGGCGGAGTTTCGACCCCGAGGAAGCGGACGCTAAATACCGCGATTTGCTAGCGGGCATATCAATGAAGATAACCGCCAACCTTATTATGAAATCCCTCCAGCTCCGAACCTCCCCCGTTGAGAAGATTGATGATTTCGTGATACGCGTAGCGGACTCCTCGGTTATCACCGAAGACATCAAGGAAAGCCTTGCGCTTCTCCCCATCGCGCCCAATATCGGGATAGGAATCGTAGGGGGGATAGATGATACATGTTGATGTAGATACTGGCACTATAGGTTCCCTTGGTGAGCAATACGAGAAGGCGCTATCCCGCATGATGTATTTCGTGTCCATGGAACTCTGGGGAAACATAAAGCGAGAAGCTCCTGTTGACCATGATAGGTTGAGGGGAAGTTTCTCCAAACCCGTGCAAACGGGGGAACACGAATATATAATCTTCTCTGGCGTGGAATATGGGGAATATGTGGAATTTGGGACTCGTCCACACAGAATAGAACCAAAGAACAAACCATTTCTGTATTTCAAAATTGATGGGCAAGAAGTTTATTGTGCTTACGTTGACCATCCCGGGACAGCGCCCAACCCATTCATTGAGCGCGGTATCGAGCGCACAGAGGGACGTGTGGACGAGTTTGCGGATAGAGCCATAGGAGAGACCCTTGGAGCTCTTTGAGAAGCTGGCGGAAATCGAAGAGCATGTTACCAAGATAATCGCTAGGGAGTGTAACTTCAAGAACATTATCTACGGCAACCGTGCTCGCATAGGCAAGATACAACCGCCAGTTATATGGATACTCCCAGAGGACTCACCGATTGAACATTCGGGGCTTGGCGAAATATGGGTTTATACTTTTTCCCTTGCCGCGGTAACCAAGAGCACCGACCCGAAGAAGGGCAAGAGCGAAGCCATAAGGCTCGCTACTGACGCGGCTTCGGCGCTGGTTCGCTCTCACACTCTCGATGGCGCAGTGAGAGATGTAAGGCGTGTAAGGTTTCTACCAGGCGAAGTTACGGGCATGAGTGCCGAGCAATTGTTCGCCTGCGGGTATACAATAGAAGTAAGATTCAGGTATATCGAAAAGCAATTAGGAGGTTGAAATGGAAATTTTGAGATATGCGGGATTTGCGGAGGAGACGACATTCAATCAAACACCCTCTCCCGCAGCGGCGTTTTACGTTGACCAAACTTCGGCTAGTGTAAACGCTCCGAAAGAATCCGAGTTGATTTATGAAGGTGGGCTAGGGCGGGCACCGCGCTTACACCGTCCAGGGTTCTATTCTGTAAGCGGGGACGTGGAATATGCGTTCGACATCCGAACGATAGGATGGGTGCTCAAGTGGGCGCTTGGTGGATACGAGTATGTTGGAGATAAGCACGAGATTTGGGGCAATAATAATAACATTCTCCCGTCGTTCTGCACCAGACTTGGGAAAGACGTATTCGAGCACATCTTCTCAGGCTGTTCTCTCGATGGGCTTTCCCTAGAGGTCGCGGATGAATACGCTAACGCGAAGCTATCTATTGTAGGCGCAAAGGATAGCAAGGGGACTATTGCCGAACGAAGCGCGGTGGAAGCGCTGATACCCGACGAATACCCGCTAGTGTTCCATGAGGTAACGATTAAGAAGAGCAATACTGATATCTCAACTAAGGTGAGCGAAATATCTCTTGAAATCAAAAACAATGTTAAAGCGGAAACGGGGCAAAGCCTGGGTTCTCGTTTCCCGAGAAGGCTTATCGCCGCAGAGCAAGAAGTTACGCTTTCTATCACACCCTACTACGATGACACCTCATTCCTCGAGCTGATTTGGGGTGGCGCTTCAGCTCCCGCCGTTGGTGGCTCAACAGAAGTTTCGATATCTCTGCATTTCGACGCGGGCACCGATGGAAGCATGGACATAACCCTCCCCCGCTGGCTAGCTACCACAGCTGAGATAAGCCCCAAAGGCGCGGGACTCGTAGAACAGAAGGTTGAAGGAACCGCGCTTGCGGGAACGATAACGGGATTGAGCGGAGACCTATTTACAGAGCTTCTTGTTCAACTGGATAACAACCAGGGCGAGATGATAGCAGGAGGAAGTTGATATGTTAAAGAAATCGGACATCCTGGCGGGAACAAACGCACAACAGGAAGTTGAAATATCTTCTCTGGGCGATACCGTTCTAGTTCGTCCTCTTTCAAGTGGGGAATGGGCTAGGGTGCAGGAAGCTCTTGCCAAGGGAATAAACATTGACATGACCGAAGCTCGGCGCGGAGGCAAGGTTGACCTTGGGGTTGTTCTCCACAACGATTACAAATCCGATATCCTCATTTGCAAGATGGGGCTTGTGGAGGATTACACGGAGGAGGAGCTTTCGCGGCTTCCTGTTATCGTTGTGAATGAAATCTCCCAAGCCATTCAAAATATAACTGGGGTTTCCAAGGGCAAAAAACGCGAGGATGAGATGTCCAGCTTTCGCGATGAGCGAGGAGGGGCAACAGATAGCGTTCCTGCAAATGATGGGGGTTCCCCTGGCGAGAACGCAGGATGAGCTTACCCCTCTTCAGGCAAATATCCTCGTGTTAGCATTGAGCAATTTGTTAGAGAGGCTTTCTGATGGCAGGCATTGAAATCACCGTATCGGTAATAGATGACGCTTCTGCCGCAATCGAGCAAATCGCAAGTGTAGCGGAGAGCGCCGCTGATTCCATCTCTTCTGCTATGGAGGGCGCGGGCGACGCCATAGATAATATAGGGAGCACCGCCGATAGCGCCGCGGGGGAGGTTTCCTCTTCTGCCGAAGAGGCAAGCGGTTCCATCGAACAAATCGGAAGCACCGCCGAGGAAGCGGGGAGAGCGGCGGAAACGGCGATGGATGGGGTGAAGGAATCTATTGATTCCGTATCCGAATCCGCGAGTAACGCGACGGATTTCATCGCGGGGATAAGTGGGGATTCGTTAGAGAGCGCGGGAAAGAAGGGGCTTATTGCGGGTGCCGCTATGGGAGGTGCCGCTGCTGGAGGAGAAGCGCTGGCGCAAAGTATGGGTTCTTTAGCGAGAGCCAACGACCAGGTTGCCGCCTTAACTGGTATAACCACGGAGGAAATGCGAAATCTCGTTAACGAAACCTCTAATGAGACCTTTGTCCTTGAGGACGTTTTAGGCACTTTTCGCCTTGCGGCAGTCCAGGGATTACGTTCAGGAGAAGCCCTTAAAGAATATGGCTCCTATTGGGATATGGTGGCTGACGCAATAGGGAGTGATGCTCCCACGCTTGCGAAAGCAGGCTTGGGGCTTGGAGTTCTCGGAGTAAAAGCAGATAATGTTACAGATTCTCAAAAGGCTCTAGGGCTCGCATATTCCTCTACCGCTATAGGAGTTGAAGGATTTCTCCGCACGGTAGGGCGAACATCGCCAGAGTTGAAAAAGATGGGGCTAGGTTTGAACGATACGGCAATTCTTCTTGCGGCGTTAAGCGAGGACATATCTGACCCTAAGGCACTTTTGAGAGCTTTCAGGGAAGGGCTCAATGAAGTGGGCGGTGCAGGTGGAGGATTGGACGAGTTAAAAGCGAACCTTGGAATTTCGGGGGAGAAATGGGCTGAATATTCGGAAAAACTTGAACATTCGGGAAAGGTTCTCGAAGAACACGCGGCGATTGATAACAAATACTTTACCACCCTTGATAAAATGAAGCAATGGCTCGCGGAGCTCAAGTTTGCACATTCCAACCTTTACGATGTTATCTCGACGGGCGCTGGTATTCTTTCGGGACTCTCTGCCCCCATGATGACCCTTGCTGGTATTTCCGTTTTACTAGGTAAGAACCTGGGTGACCTTAAAACTGCCGCTGTAGGCGCTATAGGCAAGCTTGGAGCGCTAAAAGGCGCCATGAGCACCCTTCTCCTAACAATGAAGGGAGGAATTGCCCATATAGCGAGTTTCGCTAGCGGTCTGATAGCCAAACTAGCTCCCGCGTTGGTTGGAGCCATCGCTAAAACGTGGGCATGGACGGCGGCGCTCCTTGCGAACCCTATCACCTGGATAGTGTTGGGGATTGTAGCGCTCATAGCGGGGATAGTTCTACTCATCAAAAACTTCGACAAAGTGAAAGAGGCGATGGGGAAAGTCTGGGACGCCATCAAGGGTGTGTGGGACAAAATCTTCGGGTTTCTTAAAGGCGTCTGGGACAAGATAAAAGAGATTGCCGCGGCGGTATGGGATAAAATCAAATACGTTATCCTAGGACCCGTGGTGGGGCTGGTGCTTCTTATAAAGAGTAACTGGGACAAGATTAAAGAATTTCTTTCCAAGGTTTGGAATTGGATAAAAGAAACCGCCGCTAAGGTATGGAATAAAATCAAAGACGTCATCGTGGCACCTGTTGTCAAAGCTCATAACTTAATCCTCGGAGCGTTCAACAAGGTCAAAGAGGGGCTTTCGAAGGTGTGGAAGGGTATTACCAGCACGGCGAAGAAGGCTTGGGATGGGCTAGTGAAGATAGTGAAGGCGCCGCTAAACTTTATCATCAAAATTATCAATAAGTTCATCGGCGGACTGAATAAGGTAAAAATCCCTTCCTGGGTTCCCCTCGTAGGCGGAAAGGGCATAAATATCAAGCCTATCCCCGCGCTAGCCAAGGGTGGAATAGTAACTTCGCCCACCATCGCGCTCCTTGGCGAAAGCGGAGCAGAAGCGGTTGTTCCTCTGGGTAAGGGCGGCGGCGCGCAGACAATCAACCACACAGGAACCATCAAGGTTGAGGGCGTGAACTCACAGGGCGACCTGGTGGCGGTAACAGATATCGTGATTGAGAAGCTTAAGCGAGAGTTAAGGCTGGCATAATGGCAGACGGACTTTACAACCTAGATAAAACAGTAACCCTGACAAGCCATATAAGAGGGGTAACCGTTACCCCAGAGCCATTACGGGTAGAGAATACCCTACTCGATGGAAGTTATCACGTGCAGACTATTGGCACCTCCCCCCAGCGGGCGACGGTGGACATCGGGGCAACCAGAAGCGAGATGGATAATATCAATAGCTATTTCGCTAACTCCACGAGCGTGCGTTGTGAATACCTCACGAAATATCTTGAAGGCAAAATCTCCGCTCCGCCAGCTTGGACACGAAGCGCATACGAGTATTTTGAAACCTCGCTCTCCATATTGGTAAATGAGGAGGGCTCGCTACCATGATAGTGCTTCCCGAAGGCATGGAGGAAAGCATGGAGGAAAGGCTTGAAAGGAAGGACTGGACGGGCGACAACCAGCCCGAGATGAAGATTACCGCTGAATTTTATCCTCCGCCGCCGAAGTGGAATGAGCACGAATTTCCCGACCTTGACTATTATGCTAAGGCTTATGCCATTTACCCTGGGGATGATTACGTTTATATTCCAACCGAAAGTAACCAGCTTTATCTTTACAATCGCGGGACGAGGGAAACAACAATATATCCTCGTGCTTTCTATTATGGCATATCGGCAGTTTGCGGAACGCTAAACTATTTGTGGGTGATGGAGAACGGTAGCTATCGAGGTGGTATGTATAAAGATGTCTTCCTCAATGGTGAATATAGAGCTACCGTAAAGAGCGATTATGGAGTTTATAATTCAGTTCAGGGAATCGGATTTACCGCATGGGCTATTCATAAGAGTGGGATTAACCCACACCCTTGTAAAATTGAACATGACAAAGAGCAATTCGAGGAGGTTCCCGCCGCGAATGATGAGCTGCAAGAAAAGTTTGATAATTTTTTTGCTACAGACATGTCTGTCGTTTCCCTCACGGAGATTTGGGCGACGGGGAAGCGAAAAGAGGGAGACACCTGGGGTTGGGATGTTTGGAAATGTGACGGAACACGCTGGGTTGGCTATTGGCGAAAGGAACCAGGAACGGGTAATCTTTCTCAAATCTCTGCTATCCCTGGAGGCACCTGGTGGGCTTCTTCCAACATGAATCTTTTTGTAAAAGGGACGGGGCTTTCTGGGGTGGAAACTGTTTATAGTAGCACAGAGCCTATCATTCTATCAATTTGCCGTAACTGGTTTTCTACTACCGATGGTAAAGTATATCAAAATGGAAAACTTCGCTCCATCATGCCCAAAATGAAAACTCTCGCTAGGTTGGCAAAGAACGATGATGATATGTGGGGATATTGTTCCGCTGGGGCTTCCCCTGATAATAAGCCACATATATATAGTTTTGCACAAGGGGAATGGACTATTCCTGAAGCGGGGGAAATGCACTACCAAAACTGGTGGAAGCTCGTGGATTCCGACACACTTCCTACCGACCGCCATTGGAACGACGCCGATGGCTCAACAAGCCATCTCTGGGCTTGTAATGAGGAGGGGGAAGTTTATTCCTCCGACAATGGAGAGATATGGGCACTCTCATATTCGAACCCTGGCTACAACCTGACCTCGATTCACGCGGAGGATGATTATAGCGTGTGGGTTTGCGGATACAACGAAACGAACCACCTGATAGCCCACTGGACGCCCGCTTACGGTTGGAACGCCCCAGGCTCTTTTAATGAGGAGGGGGGCGCCCTCTTCTGGATTTGGGGAGGCGTGAGAGGTGATGTTTGGTGCGTCGGTGCTTATGGGGAGCGGCGGCATTGGAACGGCTCGAATTGGGCAGTTGAGAGAGCAGCAAACTCGGAGCTTTATGGGCAGCACGAAAACATTCGCATAGCGGGAATTGGGACTTCTCACATCTGGACTATCGGTTATGGAGGGAAAATAGCTTTTTATGACGGGGAAGATTGGTATAACGAATCTTACGAGGATTGGGCATTTAAGGAAATCTCTGTTACGGATTATTTTCAGGTAGTTATCGTTGGGGAGCTAAACGAGCAAGTTATTCTCATACAGAACACAAGCCCCGATGTTACCTGGAATAGGAAAACGGAATGGGAAGCTATGCTCACAAATCCCCAGAACGGACTTTGGGCTTGGCGAGATGTAAATACTTTTATCCACGCCTTCGGCAATAAAGTTTTTGATTCATCCGATATCTTCGGCGTGCAGATTCAAGACGTTGAGGAAAACGGAACGATTAAGCAGTTCTGGCGCTTTACCGCCAATGAAATTTACGCTGTTGGCTATTGCGAAGGGCATTCGGGAATTTGGAGGCAGGAACCCGCAACTAAAGTTACTGCAGACCTCTCGAAATACCTAGAAAGCGGAGACTTATCCCTGAAGGATGAAGCTATAACTTCCCTCTCACTCACCCTTTCGAATCCCGATAGAGAACTAATTGACGAAGGATGGGCGCTTATGGGGCTCGGGACATCGCTTAAACTGGAGTTTCGAATCGGCAGTTCGCCCTGGCTAACGATGGGGACTTATTGGCTGGATAGGCAAAACTTCTCGGTAAAAGAAGGCAATATCTCAATTACCGCTCGAAACTCTATCGGCAAGTTCCTCAATGACCTCCCAGTTCCTATCGAGGAGATGTATCACCCCGCGCCGTTCAATGTGAAAACTTGGATTGCTAACATCCTTGAGGATTGCGGGCTAACGGACTATATAATAGAGGATTCGGGCAACGCGGGCTTTCTATTCGCTCGCAATTCTACCGCATTGCAGGCAATACAAGACCTCATGACCGTTCATCCCTGGTGGAAAATGGAGGAGGACTACAGCGGCAAAATTATAATTGGCTCACCAGCGGGAACTATCGGCTCATTCGGCAGCAATTTTCCGCCGCGTGGAACGTATGAGTTCTCTCGTGGGGAAACAGTTATCTCGCGGGCGATAGAGCAAGATGATGTGAATATGTATTCGCAAGTTTGCGCCATCACGGCGCCCGCCTCCCAACAAGGAGTTGTGATAGGGCAAGGGGACGGTGATACTACTCAATTTATCCTTCCCGCCGACAATATCGTTAACGGCTCCGACACAATTTATCTTGATAAAGTTCCACAGCGCCGCAATGTGGATTATTACATTGATTACGAGACGGGCGTTATCACTTTTACCGCCCCACCTTCGGGCACACGACCCGACCCTAAAACACTAAACGCGAAGAAGGTGAGGATTACCTTACCTGACGGCGTATCGGTCGGCAAGTTTGAGGTTCACGGCTCAAATGATAACTTTATTCTTGACAAGCAAATACTTCTATCGGATACATCTTCTTGGAGTGGCACGGGAACCTTCGACCTAGCGGCAACTGCTGATTTTCGCTATTATTCTGTTGAGTTTTTTCAGGCGACCCCTAAAGTAAAGGTAACTCAAATATGCTACCAGGACGCTGATGGAGGAGACCTTCAACCAACTATGACGGCGAATAACGCGCCGTATCCGAATGTTGTAGCGGGGAGTAGCGAAGAAGATGGGCACCCCGCCTGGAATGCGATGGATGGGGACGCTGACACTTATTGGAGCGTTCCTGGTGTTGGCTGGCATAAACTCGATTGCGGCACGGAGGAAAGCGAGGGAAGCGTAGAGATAACCGCGGATTTCACCGCTTCCAGGGTGATATATGTGGATGTTCCCAACTCTTCAAGCTCCCATCTTCCCGCTAGCAAAACCTACTTCGTGGAAATACCCGCGGGAACAAGTGAGGCAGATACAATAGCTTGTGCCCGAGAGGTTGCGAATAAAATCGGAGCGGCGGGAAAGCTGGAAACTTTTGAGGCGCCATTCCGCCCACAACTATTGCCAGGAGATAGAGCAAGCATTGACCCTGGCGGAGAGCTGGGAACTATAACGGAGGTTTCCCATAGGTTTGGCAAGACGGGCTTTATTACTTCATTTACCGTGGATTCAGGGCAAAGCGTATCCGTGCCCCTGATTCTTGATATAATAAAAGAAGCAGCTAAACGGCGAGAAGTGCCGCCAGCGAATAGGAGCTATAAAGAATGAACGAAACACCGCTAGAGAGAGTAAGGGGCGATTCATTTCTTTTGACGTTAAGGCTTACTAACCCCGACGGAAGCCCGATGGATATTGAAGGCGGCGAGGTGCGTTATACTATTGCGGGGGTAACCCACGAAGAAGCCCCGCCCACGCTATCGGGTAATACCATCTCGATTCACATTCCCTACAATCTTATGACTCAGGAGGCAGGCACCTACGATTACGATGTAGAGCTAACCCTCGACGGCGTAAGGCGAACCCTAGTGTTGGGCAAACTAACCTTAGTGGACGACCAGACGAAATGAACGTAATCGTTGAAGACCAGGTAATTGATGTAACGGTTGGAGAACGAGGGGTTGATGTTTCTCTTTCCATTCCCCCCGAAATAAACTTGGTGCTCGGAGGCGGGCTTGATGTTGCGATAGAGGAAGAGAGCATAAATGTTGACCTCTATCCTCTGCGAACCTTACCCGTAGATTTCATGAGCGAACCTGTTTTCGGGGCGATGGACGGAATAAACAAAACGTTTCTACTCTCTGCCGAACCTTATAAACTCGTGTTGTCGCTCAACGGGCTGATTGAGCGCAATTACACGGTTGATGGTAGAATAATAACGATGGATGAACCGCCTATTGAGGGCGATATCCTCTGGGCGGACTATGTAGTGAGGTGAGAGAATGGCAAATACAAAAATTGATTTAGGGCGGCAAGCGACCGCCAAGAGCGACGTGGATGTAAACAGCCAGAAGATTATAGGGCTGGCTGACCCGACACAGGCTCAACACGCCGCAACGAAAGCGTATGTGGACGCCCATGCTCAGGGATTCGATGTAAAGGAATCCTGCCGTGTGGCGACCACGGAAAACGTCAACCTTTCGACCGCCCTTGCGGCTGGGCAGGTAATTGATGGCGTACCCCTCGTTGAGGGCGACAGGGTGCTGGTAAAAAATCAAACCGATAAAAAGACTAACGGGATTTACGTTTCTCCCGCTAGTGGTGCGGCTTCGCGCGCTCCCGATTGCGACGCTGACTCCGAAGTAACGCAAGGTTTATTCGTATTCGTGGCGGAGGGGACGCAGAACGCTAGCAAGGGCTTCGTGCTTACGACCGCTGACCCCATAACCATCGGCACTACGGAACTCACGTTCTCACAGATAACGGCAACAGCGGACATTGTAGCTGGCAATGGACTCGTCAAAACGGGTAACACGCTTGACGTTGGAGCAGGGGACGGTGTAGAAGTTGCGGCGGATTCGGTTGCTGTGAAGCTCGATGGCGGTTCCCTCGCTAAATCGGGGAATGGGCTCAAGGTTGCTAACACGGGAATAACCGAAGCAATGCTTAATACTTCGGTAGCTGGGAATGGTATCGCTGGTGGTGGCGGGACAGCATTGAGCGTGGACGTAGTTACGAGAGAAGTTCCGAGCGGAAGCATAAACGGCACGAACAAAACTTTCACTTTGGCGAATACCCCTGTGTTGGGGACGGAAATGGTATATCTCAATGGGGTTTTGCAAAACGCTGGCGGGAATGATTACTCTATTAACGGAGCTACAATCTCGATGACCGCCGCACCACTAACGGGCGACGTGCTGTTGGTAACATACTACAAGTGAGGATAGGATGGGGCAAACTAGGATACGTGGAGAGCAGATAGGTTCGGGTGAGATAGAGGATTCCAACATTGCTTTCGGTAGCGGTGCTTCCGTGGATGCCGACGACATCCCCGAAAGCGATACGAAGAAATGGCTTACAACAGGAGACCAAACAATAACGGGAGTTAAAACATTTAGCTCCATTCCCGTTTTGCCAGACGCTGACCCCACATCCGATAACCAGGCAGCACGAAAGTGGTATATTGACCAGAGAATCCCTAAGGATGGATGGATGGCGGAAGCTGGGACGTGGCTTTACAGTGCTACTAATGCAATCTACACAGAAGGCGACGTAACCGCTAATTACCATCTCGGCGAGAAGGTTCGACTCAAACAAGGAAACTATAAATACTTCATCATTACAAAGATAGAGTATATTTCTTTGGTTAATGCTACGGTTTTAACGCTCTACGGCGGCACGGATTACACCGTTGCCGACGCCGCTATTACTAGTTTTCACACTTCCGTCACCCGTGCCCCCAAGGGCTTCCCGCTCGACCCCAATAAATGGACGGTGAAGGTAACCGATAACACAGATAGGGAACAGACAAACGCTACTGCTGGCACATGGTATAACCTGGGCGGGGTAAAAATAGCAATCCCCATCGGGATTTGGGATGTAGATTATACCGTGGTAGCGCAAGTGGAACAACTGAATATCCCGAATAAATATATCAACACTACACTTTCTACCGCTAATAATAGTGAGACAGATAAGGAATTTCGCTGTAGCTCTGGGGCAGGAAGTTTTATAACAGCTGCCGATAAACTCACTCTTACGCGATTCACAGGAACAGCGCGTAAAACCCTATCCCTCGATAGCGAAACTACATATTATCTCAATACGATGAGCGGACATACTGGGGATACCCTCAAAAATCTCAATTCCGCTGTCAGACCCGCCGTTATCCGCGCTCGGTGCGCTTATTTATAGGAGTAAAGATGGAAACAACTCAACTTATACTACAGTTTGGCGGCTTTGGGGTGATGGCGGTATTTTTTGGCTGTATCCTCAAGTGGCTTTTATCCTACACATCCGAGCTTTCCCGCATACAGAAGGAGCAGGCGGAGCGGTTTGCCAAAGCGGCGGAGAAGTTCGACGAAACTGTACGCAATCACATGGCGCACGAAACGGAAATCCTGGGGGAGCTTAGGGATGAAATCAAGCGCAAAACTTAATCTCGGCTGTGGAAAAGATATCCGTGAGGGATTTACCAACATCGACATTCGCCCGCTTCCTGGTGTAGATGTTGTGGCGGATGTTCGGGAAGTGGGCATAAAAGCCGATTATATCCTAGCCCGTGATGTGCTAGAGCACTTCCCACAGGCGGAAACCCTTGATATTCTCAAACACTGGATATCCCTTCTCAATCCTGGCGGGATTATCGAGATACAATGCCCTGATGTATTATGGGCTTATGAAGTGAGCCGAAAAAGGGGCGCTAATTGGCTCATTCAGTTGCTTTACGGTGGGCAGGATTATCCCGAGAACTTTCACAAGGCGGGGTTCACCCTCGAAGGCTTGCGAAAGATATTAAAGGATTTAGGGCTTGAAATCCTTTCAGCGGAAAACACCCCGCATGGCAACCTGTTCATAAAAGCGAGGAGGAAATGAAAATATGCTACTGCTCATCATTCGCACAGTGGTCTTCTGAGTGGGAAGTTTCCAGAGAGCTTGAAAAATACGGGCAAGTTTCCCGCTATCAATTTAATGCTACCGATTGGGAATACTTGGCAAAGCTGGATTTCGACATATTCCTCACAGCGCTTCCCCATCACATTCCCCACGATTTACTCAAACAGATAAAAGCATTCAAAGTAGCATATTATTTTGACATCGTTTGCAAGTGGCAAAATCGCGAAGCCTCATACTTCCCCGCACTCAAACTCTTCGACCTTACCTTTTCGCCCGACGATATGAACAACGAGTTTTACCCACCTGGGCATGTTTGGCTTCAGCAGGGATACTCCCCCGCTGAGCTTTATCCCGTAGAGGCAGAAAAGAGATACAGTGTAGGATTTGTGGGACATCCCTACGGCGATAGACCGCAAATCTTATCCAACCTGGGGGCAGAAGTGCGGGGGCGAAATGGGGAGCTGCACGGTGAAGACTTCTCTCGTTTTTGCGCGGAATGTAAAATCATGCTTTGCCTTAATGCCCGCAACGATATCCCTGGCTACTGGAGTAATAGAGTTTACCGCTACCTTGCTTGTGGGGCGTTCGCGCTCCATCCGCAGGTAGAAGGAATAGAAAGGGAGTTTAAGGATGGGCGGGATTTAGTGCTATTTAACGATTTAGACGATTTGCATAACAAGATAAACTACTATTTAACGCACGATGAACAACGCGAGAAAATCGCCTCGCAAGGTCGTGAGACCGTGCTAAAATATACGTGGGAGAATCGCGTAAAAACGATGATGGAGATTATTGATGAAGCTAGGAGTTCTGGGATACGCTAACTTGCGAAGTGGCGACGGGCTTTTTGCGTGGGAGTTTATTCATTACCTCAAAGCCGATTCCATGCTTTCCGTGGGAAGCGTGAAGGGACAGAGTAAGTGGATTGAGCGCCAACACGGTTGCTTTGGGGCGCCCACAGACGGAGACATCGAGCGCTATATCGAAAAATATAAGCCAGGCGTAATCATTTTCTCCGAAACGCCGTTCAACTTTAATCTTTTCGACATTGCAAAAAAGCACGGCATAAAAACGGTGGGCGTAGGAATGCACGAATCCCCCGCTTTCCCTCGCCTGAACCCCGATGTTTTAATTTGCCCCTGCGAAAGCGCCTGGGAAAAATCATCACACCCGAACAAAGTGCGCTTGTTTTTGCCGATAGGGCTTGAGCTTTTCCCTTTTCGTGAGCGTATGGAACATGAGTTCATTTTTAACCTTGGCTACGTTGGCGTTTGCGACCGCCGCCAGATAGGCGCTACGCTGGAAGCATTCCAGAAGGCTGGCGGAAAAAATACCCTTGTTGTTCGGGCACAGGCAAACGAACACTTGCTACCCGACATGCCCCACGGCTATGAGAAAAGCAAAGAAAGCGATTACGATTATGTTTATCCTCGAATAATTCTGCGAATCTATAACTATGATTTGCCTACCGATATTTACCGCAACGGTGATATTTCAATACAAATATCCGCATACGGCGGCTATGAGCGGATGATTCTGGAATCAATGGCTTCGGGAATGCCGACGCTTACCGTGAACGCCGACCCGATGAATATGTTTCAGCCTGACGAAGATTTCCTCATGCCCCCACATCCCGAACCGCTTAATTCCCCCCACACCTGGAATACTATCTATAATCGCGTTGATGTTGATGAGCTTGCGGATAAGTTTCGCTGGCTTGCCAAAATTGACACCCGCAAATACTCTCACGCCGCGAGGAAAGCCGCGGAAAGCATGAGCTGGGAAAGTGGGAAATATACCCAAGCCTGGCGTGATATAATAGAGGGGTGAGGTGAGAAGCATGACCGTAGTTGCAGTGCAGATAGGGCATAAAAACGATAACGAAGGTGCGACGCATGAAATCGAAACGCTGGAATACGTGTTCCCCCACGTGCTTCATGCCCTCGACGCCAACGGCTATGGTGTAAAAGCGTTTGACGGCTCTCTCCGCCGCCATCCGCCGAACATGCAACACAAGGCTGATGGAGCAATATTCTTGCATTGCGACAGCGCAAGCTCAAAATCAAGCGGCTTTTCCATCGGTTATTGGGAGGAGCTCCACCCTGGAAGCAGAGATTACGCCGAGTGTATCCGCAAAGCCTATGCCGAACGAACAAAACTCAAGTTTGGCGGCTATAACATTACCACTAATGAGCACCGCTATTACGGCAACTGGCGATTTGTAAGGCGCTGTAAGTGCGCTTTGATTGAGTTAGGATTCGTGAGTAACCCTAAGGAACGGCTATTCCTCCAGAACAACGCAAGGCTGGTAGGGCACGCCGTAGCGGCGGGGATTATGGATTATTTCAAGAACGGTAAAGAGATTGATGAGGAGGATGACATGGAGATTAACACTAGTGGAAGCCACGTGAAGTATTTCGCAACACATGGATACATTGGGGCACTGGCGGGAAAGAACGAGGATATTTATGCCAAGGCTAGTAATGTATCCCGCAAGGATACGATTGTAACTTTTAAGTGCACGAACGCTAGCGGGAAATCGGAACAAATCCCGCATACTCTCAAACCAGGCGCATATAAAGAAGTTAAGTGTTCCGAGTTTCGCCTAACTGGCGCGGTGCTGGTGGAGATGAGCGCCGACCAGCCGATATTGATGAGCTTCGACCATCGGCGGGAGTAAAAATGCCTAAAGAGTTAGACCATGATTTGCAGTGGGAATGTTTGCTACATGAAATCACCCACGAGATAGCGGAAATAGCAAGCGAGGAAATGGTGAGGGATGACGCTGACCTTTATGATGAGGATTGGCTCGGGGTATTCGTGCGAGCCTGGTTTGCCGTTTTACGTGATTTAGAGCTTCTGTGAGCGAAGTTTGGAAGTTCCCTAGCGTGAATCCCTACAAAAAAGCAGAAAATCGATTCTGGCGCAAATTAAGGGTGTTTTACGCGATTTCGCCTTTTTAAGCTCCAGAATAAACATATCCCCCCCCACTTTGCTTGTATTGATTTACCGCTTAACCCCCATTTTCTACCGTTTACACCTTAAATACTACCGTTTAGTATTGATTCTCTACCGTTTGATACTATATCCCCGCTCCCAGCAAGCTCGTTTTACCGCTTAACCCCCGAATCTTACCGTTCGTAAGATTATATTGCCATTCGTAGAATTTTTTGAGATTAAGCTATACAAGCAAGCGCATTTTTGCGTTATAATACGACTGAGGAGGAAATAAGGGAAAACCTTAAAACCTTTGTTTAGATGAAAAAGTTGAAAAAAGAAAATCTTTTTCGGGTGTTTAAGAAAAAAAAACACGACAGAGGGGGGGATTGTTAAGGGGGGGAACAATTTATAATTCCAGGTGAGCCTGGAAACATAGAACGCGCGCGGGGGGCTGCGGCTCCCCGCATTACTTTGTTCCAGGAAAGTTACCGATTCTGTTAACTTTCGGGGAATAAAAAAAGTAGGAGCGGGGAGAAGGAGGAAGCGGCGGAAAGGGGATACCGCCAAAAACCCCCGCTCCTGCTGTTTAGTATAGCTACATTTCAGGAGGGCGCAAGATGGGAGGAGAAAATTTTGAAAGTTTTTTTATTTTTGACCTTGACGCCGAAATAAAAAGGTATTATCTTTTATTTGCGATGAAAAAAACGAGTTTACCGCAACTAAATAGAA